GGTCCTCTAGGGATTCGCGAGCGGATAAACAGGATGCGAAACGCCCGGTAGGACAAGGGCCAATAGCATTATAATCTAAGTAGTTATATAATGCAAAAACTCTGTTTGGGACTGATTGCTGTTATCGTCGTGCTACTCTTCACCCAGTCCGTCACGCACGAAGGTTTCGATCTCCAGCCCCTTCGTTATGAGAATCTAGGCAGACCACTACTACACGACTACAAAGAGAGAAAACCTCCGCGCATCACGGACAACGAGGCTCAGGACATATACACCAACTACCCTGTCTTTCCCGCAGATTCCTGTAGGAATAATAACATTCGGTATTGGAGACGCCCAACGAACGGAAAGTGCAGTCCGGCTGAGTTCTGCGGGAGCCTCTATGATACAACGCGTCAGGAGATTCCACCTCCTCTCCAGGCTCAGCCCTGGACCGGAGTAACTCGCGTTAACTACTATGCGTCCTGCGAATGAGCGTCTTCAAGGCATTCTGTTTCGATGCTGATTATCGCGTTGTTGGGAGGAGGCTCGACCGCGGGAACAGGTGCAAGAGAGGAGCCCGGAACTCCGTCTAGGGCTTGGGTATTGATAATACAGCCGATTGGTGCCAGCACAGGCGAAAGTTTGTCGACCTTCGGCTTGCGACGCGGTGCCCGGTGGTCATAGCCGTTCTTCCTGTCGGTACACACCGACTTCCAGAGGTCTTTGAGTTGGGGCTCGGCTGCTGCAAACCATAGCTTGTTTCGCAGCACGAGGACGCAACTGACCTCATCCAAGAACCAGTACGAGTTAGAGATCCAGGCCAGACCGGCATGTTTTTGATTCATCTCGCACTCCCATCTCTCATGTTCATCCTTGGTAGCATTCCATGGGGAGTACTCGTACACGGCGTTTCCCTGGTCGCTGAAGTACATTATAACACCCTTCGGCTTGCCGTCGGCCGTAGTCTGGTAAGTGCCGTCAGCAAGATATGCCTCGAACCCGTCGTACTCCTTAAAACGGGTCTCTAGGAAGTCGCACTCGTTCAGTCCACAGACTTCCATCTGCAGTTGCATCTGAACCCAGTACTCGAGTTTTGGCACACCGTTAATGATGCGATTGACGATGTTCTTGACCTCGAGCATCCGGCCGAACCGCGGGGCCTCGGGGTCAGTGTTTATACCATCCGGGGACGCAGCAAGGCAGGAAAGCGTAGGGTGTGGGATGCAACCGAAGTCCTCGATCTTCGTTCCATACATGTGCTCGTACCACATGATCGACACCGGCTCATATCTAACTCCCCATTGGAGGGGGGAGTCGAGACTCGCGGAACTCTTGTACTTGTCGGGATCGTAGGGTACGCACTTGTCGTAGATCAGCTGGTTCCGGGTAGCAGTGGAAACGAAGGCTTTCCAGGCGCTGCTTGCGGTGAGGTAATTGTGGCGGAATGCGTACCATTCCGGAGTGCGCTGTTCGGGTTGGGGAATATCTCTCAGGGCCTGGAGATGTTTGGTAACTTGCTGGACCTTCGGGTTGACGCGGATGAACGTGGAATCGTACGACCTGCGTGGGTAGATATGGGCGTAGAATGTCGACAGTGCCCGCTCCACGACGTCCCCGATTGTGTTCTCATCGCAGAGCCCGAAGGTCTGGTTGACGAGCAGCTTCGTAGTCTCCCGAGACACAGTCTCGTGGAAGTCAGGCTGAACATATTTCATCGGGTCACCGCATATGAGCGAGTCCAGAAGAAGTCCAGCGGACTCGAGTAGGTCATCGAGGTCATCTTCCGATAACTCTACGGGATCAGTCGAGGGTATCTCTGTATTAGTGGGAATGGCTTGGCTCATACACATTGACAGGCTGCTATCTTTAATCTTTATTGTTACTATCAATTTTCTCGGCTTTCTTGCGCGTCTTTGGAGGGCGCTGAACTGACGGCTTGCATGAGCGGCGCAGAGTGAACCTCTTCGGGGATGATGCCCACTCAAGCGCGGGAATATCTGTAATCACTCCTTCCTCCTTGTCGTACGCCACATCCCTATTGCGTTGCAGGAGCTTCTTGTCGAGGTAGGCGATCAGCTGGGCTCGCAGCGTGAGTTTATCCTGTTTAGAGAGTTTCTCGCGAGAGGCTACCGCGTCGGCATACGTCAGGAGCTTCTGCACCTTTGCGGTTTTATCGAGTCGGTTCCAAGGTTCCTTCTGCTCTCGCTCCCTCTCTCTGTCTAGAATGTCTTCTATGTTTGTCAAGTCAGAGTGCTCGGCAGACGGCGCTATGTCCGTGCTGTTCCCATTGAGAAGCATTGTCTTGTATCGAATGTTTTTAAGCTCAGTGCACTCGTGGTTTTGCTTCATCTCTCTATAAATATAAAGAACAGAGTTTAACTCGTTTAACTTATATAGATAAATGAAGCACATCGATATTGCCAAGAGGGAAGCTGTGGAAAGAGCAGCGCCCGCAGCGAGTCTGTCCCACATGTCTCATCAAGACCAGATCGCGACAGCCAACCGGCTCTTTATGGGAGATGACTGTACGAATTGCAAGATTCTCGCTCGAGAATTGGAAAAGAAACGGTACGGATACTACCAACAAGACCTGCGCAAGAAAAGGGTAGCGACCATGGAAGCAGTTCTCACGCTCGACGAACTAGAAGAGAAGATCGTGGCGTCGAAGTTGAGGTGCTTCTATTGCGCCAGGGCCGTGCAGCTCTTCTATAGGGAGGCCCGAGACCCATCTCAATGGACCCTGGATCGCATAGATAACACTTGCGCGCACACAGCGAGCAACACATGCGTCGCGTGTCTCGAATGCAATCTGCAGCGTCGCCGCACCAGCCATACCGGATACGCATTCACCAAGAACTTGAGTATTCGAAAGCTAGAGTAGGCTTTTTGTCTCGCATTCATCACCATCGCTCTCCTCGGAGTCCTCGTTGGCGGGTGCCGAGGGTTCCACCCCCACGCTTTGCACGGATGGAGTTGAGGGCTCGACAACCTGAGTCGGAATGCTCAGGCATCCATGATTGCAAACATAGTAGGGAGATCCGCCCACCCCCATGAGAACATCCTCGATTGTCCTGTCATGGATGTGGTATTTGGAGGACTCTGTATCAAGAGTACTAAGAAGTGCCTCGAACCCGCTGGCCGCAAGGGTGGCCTTTAGCTGATCGAGCACCGCTGCAACGACCTCCTCCAGGCTGTCGAAATCATTGACGCTCAGGCTCACGACGTAGCCTCCGAAGTGGGGACAGGATACTTTGAAACTGCGCTCGATTTGCATCTTTGTAGTCGTACTTCGAATGCTTTATGCCGTTTTAGGGCGTATTCTCGTAAGTCGGTCAGTTCCATCAATAACAATGTGCGCGATATATACCCATGAAAGAACTGGTCTGGAGTAGCGGTCCGAAGCCCGACAAGTCCTCGCGAACCGATCGTTCCGCGGAGGCACCGGAGCAGCATGATGACCACAGGCAGAGCAGGCAGCACGGAGAAGGCGCAGTGCTAACGGCACTCGAGTTTGGCGATCCACTGAGTGGGTTTCGTGTGTGCAACTCGCGCCGGGATGACGCCAACGCAAAGATCGGGGAACGCGAACTGATTGGGCGAGTCTCGTACAACCCGTTCCTGGCAGAGGATACCTATCTTAAAGACCTTACTGTCGAGGACAGTCTCCTTCGCCCGCGGAACTCCAAAGAATAAGTCCGAATAAGCATTTAAACCCAAGAATCCCAAAACTTAACAATGACCACGTATTCAACGCAGAACAGTCTGCTTCTGGGGAAACTGTTGAAGTTCTACGAGGAAGGAGATCGCCTTGAGCGCATGCTCAAGATTATCAACGGCGAATCCAGCATATCGTTGCGCATCGTGGATTGGTTCGCGACGAACTATGCTAAGAAGTTTTTCACCGTTTACCAGATGGAGGGCTCGGGGCGCCGATTCAAGGTGTACGAGGATTACAAGCTGAGACTTCGGGCTTACTCGAAACGACGCTTCGACCCCTTTTGCAGATGGGAGAGAATCATGATTCCCTACAAGAACGGAAGCTCTATACAAACGACCATTGGACAGCTTAACTTCTTCAAGTGGGCTCTTGAAAACGGGGTCGTGGACTACATCCGGGAACACTACGCTGCCATAGAGAGAGATATGAACGCACGGAACAGCACTTCGAAGCGCAAGGAGAAACCTGCGACGGCTAGCAACCACACGCGGAAAAAACGCGAGGAGCTCTCTGTGTCCGCTACTAAGAGCATAAAGCAGGAGAATGTTGAGATAACGGTGAAGTTTGATTGACGCTGCAAGAGTTTAAACGCTTTTGTGTAGAGAGACCAGTATGGGAGTTGGGTCTTCAACGCAGAACACGTCGAGGAAGCTAAATTTCGAAGACATGCAGTGGGCGATTTCGACTCAGCCCACTCTAGTAATCAGTACCCTAGGAGCGGAGAAACAAGGTTGCCTAATCGCGGGGACGGTGCCACTTAGCGAGGAGACGCAAACAGTGAATAAGTACCTCCGGAGCGACACAAGTGTACGCATCGTCATCTACGGCGAATGCGCTAGTGACGATACCATAGTCGCTAAATACTCCCAGCTAACAGGTCTCGGGTTCACGAATGTGTACGTTTACCCAGGCGGAATGTTCGAGTGGTTGCTCCTCCAGGACGTCTACGGCGAGGAAATGTTCAAAACAGCCGGTTCGGAGGTCGACATACTGAAGTATACAGGGAGGCGCCAACTCGGTGTCCTCATGATCGAGGGCAGCACCTAGGGAACATGGGCATCCATCGCTTCGTTAGCGAGGCCATCAGCGACCGCGTTCTGCGCACGGGGGATGTGTTCGAGCACGCAAGAGTTAAACCCCCCGAGGAGGAGGGAAGCGTCATCATAGAGAGGTCGTAGCTTATCGCCACAGGTCCATTCCCCTTTCAGTTGGTTGATGACTAGCTTGGAATCCCCGAGGATTTGGAGCTCCGTGAAGCCCAGGTCCTTCGCTCGCCGGAGGGCGAGTATCAGGGCACTGTACTCGGCGTAGTTGTTCGTCTCGCATTCCGACAC